TTTGGTTTGACTTCCGCCCCGCAGAAGATGCATTTACTGAAGAGAGCGATAGGCGTTATGGTGCTGATGGCGTGAATAACATGAATACGCTACCATTTCCCAATGTGCCCTATAAGAACATTAACAGTATTGGCAAGCAATGGATCCGCCGATTTGCTCTGTCTTTAGCTAAAGAGACATTAGGACAAGTGAGGTCTAAACTAGCCTCTATCCCGATTCCAAATAACGAGGTAACTCTCAACGGTCCTGCTTTAGTATCAGAAGCCAAAGAAGAACAGGCTAATCTTCGAGACGAACTGAAGACTGTCTTGGACGAAATGGCTTATGGTACTTTGGTCGAGGGCGACGCTGCGATGCAGAACAGCCTTCAAGAGGTAGTCAATAAGATTCCCACCGGCATATACGTAGGGTAAATAAATGGCTGAAAATAGATGGACTCAACCCGCTTCTCCACCGCCGCCACTTTTTGTTGGTAGGGCAGAGCGAGATTTTGTTAAACAAATCAATGATGAGGTTATTGAACACGTCATTGGTCAACAGCTATTGTATTTCCCTATCGACCGGGAAAGAACAAACTATAATGACATTTATGGGGAAGCTATCCATAAAACTTTTCTTGCTCCTATACGAGTTTATAGTTTAGTAGAGTATATGGGGTCTGAACGAGTACAAGAAGAGTACGGCTACGACAACGTATATAATGTTACTGTTCATTTTCATAAGCGCCGGCTCACGCAGGATCAAGATCTTTTCGTGCGCCTGGGTGATTTTATTCAGTATGATTCAATGTATTTTGAAATTGTCGATGTCTTCGAACCTCGATATTTGTTTGGACAGGATAGTGACTTTGCCGACGGAACTTCCTTGGAAGTCGCCGCCACTTGTCGCCAAGCTCGTACAGGTCTTTTTAATCCTGGGAAGTCTTTGCAAGGCTTATCCCCTGGGAAGAAAAACTAAAGGAGTCGATGTATGCCAAAGCGCACCAAGTTAGATGAGAAACTGAAGGCTGATTACGGATTGACACCCTCTACCATAGAGGACATCGACCGTGCGCTTTATAATTTTATAAATGACGATCTAAATGTATTTTGCGACACTAATGAGGGCTTCAAGAAAGTACCCGTTATCTTTGCTTCTCCAGAGAGAGCGTATCAGATAAAGAATGACCCAAATTTGCGTAACGAAAATGGTCGAACCTTAGAGTATCCATTGATTTCTGTTATTCGTTCCACGATGACTAAAAATCCGGCTAACAAAGGGCGCTATGGTGTCAATATTCCCCCCTATTATGATTTTTACAAAAAAGGGGGATCTATTCCTATCGCTCGCCGGGTTGTTCAGGGCAAGACTCGCAACTTTGCTAACGCCACGGCACTGAAAAGGTTCGGAAACAAGAAAGATACCACCTATAAGACCTTTCCTTTTGATAATGAGAAGGTGGTGTATGAAACTTTGTATGCTCCAATGCCTACCTACGTTGAAGTGGACTACGAAATTAAAATGGTGGCAGGATATCAGCAGCAGATGAATGAGATTATGGCTCCCTTCCTGGCACAGTTCTCCGCTCCTGCCGTATTCACCATATCTCATGAAAGTCATAATTATGAAGCTTTTGTGGACTCAACTTTTTCTAACGAAAGTAATAATGCCGGATTAGGAACCGATGAACGCCTATTTAAAACTACTTCTACGATTAAGGTTCTCGGCTACCTTATGGGAGCAGACAAAAACCAGGAAACTCCTGTTACTGTCGTCCGTGAATCTGCTGTCGAGGTCAAGATTGGACGAGAAAGAGTGGTGCTCGCTGACGAGCCAGAATTCAAGGCAGGCAGAAAAGATAAATACAGACCATAATCTAGTAGGGAGTTTGGAAGTATGCCTTACTATTTATTAGTGGTGTTTAGTGTACCCACTAGCTCCACGAATCCGTGATAACCGAGGAGAAAACGTTTCGATGGCTGATAACTCTTCCAGAAAATTTAAGTTTATATCGCCTGGTGTTTTTGTCGATGAGATCGACAATTCCCAGCTTCCAGCGAGTCCTTCAGAAGTAGGACCGTTGATTATTGGTAGATCAAGAAAAGGACCGGCGAATAAGCCGGTTTCTGTAAGTTCGTACTCGGACTTCGTACAGACCTTCGGCAACCCCGTGGCGGGTAATGAAGGCGGTGATCAGTGGCGGGATGGTAATTATTCCGCTCCCACGTATGCTGCTTATGCCGCTAAAGCATGGTTGTCCAGTAATGCCCCCCTTACCTTTATTAGGGTGTTAGGCGACCAAGCCTCGGATGCTACAACCGCTGGTGAAGCAGGTTGGAATCTTGACGCAACCAAAGGCACGGGGTTGACTCAGGGCGGCGCTTATGCGCTGGTTGTCTGGCCTAGTGGCGGACTCACGCAGCCGGCTACGGGCTCCGTGGTTGCTCAATTCTATTGTACTGATAGCAGAGTTACGCTGTCGGGCACCGAGGTCAATGGCAGCGCAAGCGCCGGTCCTACATCTGCACGAGGCTCTACGCTCTATGATTTAGGGACTAACCTTAATGCCATTAAGTTATTCTTCACGGGCTCTAGCTACGTTCACGAAGAGGTTGTGAGTCTTAACAGCGATCAGCCTAACTTTATTCGTAAAGTATTGAACACTGATCCTACGATTACTAACTCTAATATTACTAGTACTAATACTCGCAACTATTATCAGGGCGGTAACTATTTCTTGGGCGAGACCTTTGAAAATCGTATTGGTACCCTCGCTACGGGATCAAGTCTTGGGCTCATGGGCGGCGGGTCTACGGATCGCTATTTTGGGGCAATCTTCCCAATGGTCCAAAAGACTGCTGCGGCAACTTTCGGTACTGACCAAGCAGATTTCAAAATGGAAGCTCGCAAGGCATCCACCGGGTGGTTCTTCTCTCAGGATATGGGAAACAACCCTAGCGCCTATAATGTGAAGAATATGCAAAAACTGTTCCGCATTGAGGCTATTACGGCGGGTGAAAATTTCCAAAGGGAAGTGAAAATATCTATCTCTAACATCAAAGCGGGACAGGGCGACTATCAACCTTATGGTTCCTTCTCTCTGTTGGTCCGAGCTTTGACAGACACCGATAACACACCTCAGATTATCGAAAGATATGACAACCTTAGCTTGAATCCGGCTTCTCCTAATTACATTGCTAATCAAATTGGTGATAAATATGTACAATACGATAAAGCAACCAATCGTAATGTAGAATATGGGGAATACGATAACCGATCTAATTATATTAGAGTAGTCATGAATGATGACATCGCAGCGGGCATCGGCGAAACTCGCTTATTGCCATTCGGCGTGTTCGGTCCTCCTAAGTACCGTGACGTATTTGTGACGAGCGGTTCGGTAGGCTTTAAGGCTCCGGGTCAACAGACCCTTCTGGCTGCCGCCAGCTACGCTGGTATGGCGAGAACTCAGATTGCGGGCGGTGGATCGACTCAGTTTGGACTGGACGGTCATGACAATTCAGCAGACGCCAACCACATTCTTGATATGCGGAATGCAAAGTTCTCCGGAACCATTCAATTTCCGTCAGTGCCGGTTCGGTACACGTCGGCTCAAGCCAGCCCACGTAGCCTGAAGAGCACTTATTGGGGTGCTTGGACGGGGCGTGGCTTTAGTAATGCTAATTTTGCTTATGAAACTGTAGACTATCTGCGTCCTCGGAATTCTGATTTCTCTGATGGCAGCCAGTACAACGCCGCTTTAGACATTAGTGGACACCCTACAGCACTCAGCGGCTCTGAAGCCCTTGTTATGTCCTGGGCGTTTTCTCTGGACGATGTGCGGGGTAAAATTGTGAATGGCACTTTATCTGGAAGTGCTACTTATGAATACGGCTTCCGTGCCAACACTAACAGCATTAGTGCGGTTCATAGTTATACTGGAACCTTGGGTGCTGGTATCGACAGATTTACTACGGTCTTGGCAGGTGGTAGCGATGGATACAATAAGCAAGAGCGTGAAGCATTTAGTAATGTGTATGCGCTTGAGGGCAAAACAGAGCAAAACTCTTATGCTCTGTTCTCCTTGCGCAAAGCGATCAACATCGCTAGTGAGCCTGAAGAAGTTCAGATGAATCTAGTGTCGATTCCGGGGGTCTGGGCACCAGAAGTGACCAACCATTTGCTGGATACGGCAGAAGATCGTGGTGACACTCTTGCCGTGATAGATATTGCGAAGAGTTATACTCCACAGGCTGAGACTAACAGCACGCCCGCATCGGCAAATGCTGGCAATACCCCGTCAGCGGCTGTTACTGCTTTGCTGGATCGGAATATCAACAACAGCTATGGTGCGGCTTATTACCCCTGGGTAAGAATCTATGATTCTAATGCCAACCAAGCTCTGTGGGCTCCGCCCACCGTCGCCGCAGTCGGTGTGTTCTCTAATACCGATAGGGTTCAAGCTCCATGGTTTGCACCTGCTGGCTTCACCCGTGGCGGCTTAAGTGAAGGCGCTGCTGGTATCCCGGTACTGGATGTCTCTAGAAGGCTTACGGCAGATGATCGTGACACTCTTTATGAGGCAAGTGTCAACCCAATCGCTAAATTCCCCGCAGAGGGCATTGTAGTGTTTGGGCAAAAAACTTTACAACAAACAGCATCGGCACTTGATCGAATCAATGTCCGCCGTTTGATGATTTACTTGAAGCGTGAAATTTCCTTCATCGCCTCAAGGCTGTTGTTCGGTCCAAACACATCGGCAACGTGGGATCGTTTCAAGGGTCAAGCTACCCCTCTTCTGGACGCTGTTCAAGCACAGTTTGGTATTGAGGACTTCCGTTTGATCTTGGACGAGACAACCACAACCCCTGATTTGATTGACCGCAACATTATTTACGCTAAGTTGATGGTGAAACCCACCCGAGCGGTTGAGTACTTCGCCATCGACTTTGTAGTTACAAACAGTGGAGCATCTTTTGAAGATTAATCCACTTCAGACTACTTATTATCAGGGAGCTAAATAAAAATGGCTGGATCTTTATTCTGGAATGATGTCAATACTGAGCCGAAACGCCGGTATCGATTTGAGTTATCTTTTACAAATAGAAACGCAGACAGGGCTGCCGATATTCCTGTCTGGACGGTAAAAAGTGCTGCCAAGCCGAAAGCCAATGTAAGCACCATCACGCATACCTATATTGACCATGAGTTCAATTATCCGGGTCGAGTGACTTGGGAGCCCATTACGGTAACGTTGGTAGACCCAGTACATCCCGACCTGTCTTATGCTTTCTTAGATGTTTTGGGCATCGCTGGGTATAAATTCCCACGCACTGCTGACATCTCCAAAGCAAGTTTGAGTAAAAAAGGATTTAAGGATGCTATTGGTACAGTTCTCATCAAGCAATTAGATGACCAAGGTACTCCTGTTGAGATCTGGGAATTAGTGAATCCCTTTATCACTAGTGTTGATTTTGGTGGAGCATTAAGTTATGATGATGATGAAATGACCGAAGTCACAGTAGAGATTACTTATGATTGGGCAAATCTTACCCGCCACTCTGGCAATGACACTCGACCTTCTGCCGCTGGGTAACTTAACGCCGAGCAGAAGATAGGTTACACTAAGGAAAAGAAAGGTTACATATGAGTCGCAATGATGATCGTTTAGGTCTAGACGAAAAAGAATTCCTACAAGATGAATCACCAGCTACCGCTACAGCAGCGGTGAGTGATTCGTCTGGTGGTGCTTTTAGTTGGTCAGTCCCTACTGAGTTTGTACCACTGCCCAGCGAAGGGAAATTCTACCCCCCTTCACACCCTCTCCACGACAAGGCAAATGTGGAAATCAAGTTTATGACGGCAAAAGAAGAGGATATTCTTTCTTCTCGCTCTCTTCTCAAAGAAGGAGTAGCACTTGACAGAATGCTACAGAACATCTTAGTAGAAAAAGCAATTAATGTAGCCAGTCTTTTGGTGGGCGACAAGAACGCTCTTTTGGTAGCTGCTCGCCGCACAGGCTACGGACCAGAATACGAGACCAAAGTTACGTGTCCTGCTTGCGGGAATACGGACGAATTCTCCTTCGATATCTCAGAGCCACCAACTCACAACTACCAAGAAAAAATGGAAGTATATAAAGTAACTTTAAATGAAGCCAATAATTTGATGATTACTCTTCCTATGACAAGGGCAATCGTTGAGTGCCGCCTTCTTAACGGGAAGGACGAACAGCGAATCTTCAAGGAAGCCGAAAGAAAAGCCAAAAAGAAGATTGACACAGGTAGTACAACAGATGCTTTCCGCAGTTATATCGTTTCAGTCAATGGGGAGAGTAGCCCCTTCACCATTGAGTCGTTTATTCAGGCTATGCCCGCCCGAGACTCTCGAATTTTGCGTCGTGCATATACCTCTTGTATTCCTAATATTGACTTAGAGCAAGAATATGAGTGTACTGATTGCGGTTACGAGTCCGAGATGGAGGTCCCGCTCGGCGTGGACTTTTTTTGGCCTAAGTGATGAGTATATAGAAGCTGTTTACGAGCAACTTTTTCAACTGAAATATTATGGTGGTTGGAGCTTCTTCGAGTCTTATAATTTGCCGGTAAGTGTGAGGACATGGTTCCTACAAAGACTGATTAAACAAAAGACTGATGAGGCTAAGAGCGACAACCCATCCTCGCCTGGTCGTGGACGCAGTTATAAAACGTGATAAACTATCTAGACGACTATTTATTAGACGGGACCTTGTGAGGTATGTCTGATGAATATTGATTTTGAAAATGAAGTTCTTGATCTTGGTGCTCTGAAAGAAGACCAGCTTCTTAATGAAAATATTCTCCACGTTTTTGCAGCGTGGATAGAGTATCTTCTTTCTAAGATGTTTAAGGGTCGCAGGATTCCCGTTCGTGTTCGGGGAAATAAAATAGAGATCGAAAGGTTCACTGACGCTCTTGTCAACGAGAAGCGTTATATGAATTACATAAAAAAATATGGTCTTGATGATCCGATGACGTATAAACAGAAGTCAAAGCTGGATATCGCAATCAAGCGTTTCGAACGTGAAGCCAAGATAAACTGGCCCATCCGTAACCCCTGAGGTAGTAGTCGGTGGCTGATGAATCAAGAAAAGCACAAGAATTAGCTGAGGAGAAAGCTCTCCTTTCTGACCTTATTGAACTCCATAAAGAGGCAGCCAAAGAAGTAAAAGAACTTGAAATCGCTGAGCGAAAGCTTGCAACTGCTCGGAGAACAAATGCGGGCAATGTCGCCCAGCTAGAAAAAAACGTTGAGAAGTTAACTAAGGGTCTAAAAGCCGAAGCTAAGGAAATACAAAACCAGCGTGAAGCGGTGAAACAAGCCGATGAGGCTCTAGAACTTTACAACAAACGCCTTCAAACTGTAGAGGCTACAGCTAAAGGCGCTACCGGGACCATGGATAAGCTCTTTGGCACAGGCTTCTCTTCGTATATTGACAGCAGTAAAAAACTCGGTCTTTCATTCTCGGGCTTAGCTGGCGCTGCTATTGATTATAGCCAACAGTTGGATGCAGTTAACGTGGGGATGGCTCGTACCACGGGCTACGGTTCTGCAATGCAGAAATCCTTTAACAAGGCTCATATGGAGATTGGTCGCTTTGGCGGCAACATGCAAGAACTCGGAGAAACAATGGGGCAACTTAGTGTGGAGTACTCCCGCTTTAATGCTCTTAGTGACGATCAATCAGCGGCTATGGCAGAGCAGGGTGTTTGGTTTCAGAAGCTTGGTGTTTCTGCTACACAATTTGCCCAGACTCAAGAAGCTCTATCTTATGCTTTTGGTGTCACCGACGACGCTATGCAGGAGGCTACCACCTCTATGGATAAGTTTGCCATGTCTATCGGCACAGTTCCTAGCAAGGTGCTGCAAGATCTGGTTGCATTATCACCTCAATTAGCTCGTTTCGGCAAAGACGGCACTAAAGTGTTCAAGAATCTTAGTCGCCAAGCCCGACAATTGGGTATGACAACAC